TTGCGTTGTTATATCAAAGTTGTATTTGATTTTATTATCGTTTAGATAATTTAATAAATCCGTTCGTTGTTGTTCGTTCATAGTTATATTATTTTAAGTTCATATATATTATCATTTGTTCGTCGTATTCGTTCTGTATTAAGATATTATTTTAAACCTTAGACATAGTCTTTTAAAGACTTTTTCAACATATTCAAAGTCATTATTATTTATTAATAAATTTGACCCTATAATTCTATATGGTTTTTCAAATTTATTTGAATTAGATAATTCATTAAAGATTTCTTTTTTAAAGTTTTTTTGAATTTTAAAATCATAATTTATTTATTTAGTTGTTTATATTAATTTCTTTGTTCATATATATTATCATTTTTACTTCGTATCCGTTCTGTATGCTATACACTCGCTCCGCTCGCTTGTGTCCACGGCTCCGCCTGTCAATTCCGCAGGATGCAGAGTAAAAACCCCCTGAGGGGTTAGATCAGATTATAACAGGAGGTTATAATTCCATAGGATAGTCCAGAATAAATTTAATCCATTCCATCTGGGTATCTAGGTATTGTTCTGTATCTGTACAGAAATCCCTGTATAATCCTGTTTGATCTTCAATTTCCATTTCAATATCCTCTGGGATATTATAATTATTATCTGTTAATAATAAATTATACTGTTCTGTAATTAAATTTTTAAGTTCCATAATTATTTTATTTTAAGTTCATTTATATTATCATCATTCCCCCGTATTCATTCTGTAACTACTTATTAGTTTGCAAAATGTTCATCAAAAATTCTAAATAAATAATCATTATGATTTTCATTTTCATTCATTATTATCTTAGATTTATTTTCTAAGAATGATATAGAATAATTATTTAATTTAATTTCATTAATTCCATAGTTAGTTAAATGAATAAAATTCATTAAGACAGTTTCTAAATCTTTCATAATATACTTTTTTTAAGTTCATATATATTATCATTATACACTCGTGTCTGTTCTGTATGCTATACGCGTTGCTCGCTGCGCTCGCTCGCTATTGCTATTGCATTGCATCTCATCATCATCACATTACATCATCATCACACAGCACACATACACTGACCACATCAGTACATCACACAGCACTGTACGTATATCTACAGCAATATCTCAATCATTCCCAGAAGTTCAAAGCAAAAGGCAAAACTTTTTCAACAAAACTTATAAAAGACTGGGGGCTGGGTCAAATCAGATTCATTTTCTTTTTCAAATTTAAGTATTGAAATGAGTATATAACCCCTTACTTATATATATCTGATACTCTTTTTTACACACACAAAGTGTGACATTAGCTGGTATATTATATAGTAGTAGGCTATTGTCGCATTAAATTACAATGTATGTTTTACTATTTATACGTAATGATACAGGTATACTAAAATCTATTTATATGGCACAAAAATTAAGCGCCGAGGCGGCAAAGAGAAAAGCAGCTAGAGATTTGGCTTATGCAAAAACCCCGGATCGAAGAGCAAAGAAAGCAGATGCACAGAGAAGAAGAAGAGCAGATCCGAAGGGTAGTGTTGGGAAAGATTGGGATCACAAGAATCAGAGATGGGAATCACCTGCACAGAATAGAGGTAATGATGGCTTAGGCACTAAAGTCGAAAGCGGTAAAAAATATAAAACAAAATAATATGTCAATAATACCAGCAACAGACAAAGTATTTATGGTGACTGAAAACACCAATACTACCTATGGGGGGAGCGCTGCATTGCAAGCCATGAGCGAGTGGTACACAATGCAAGATATAATAGATACTGTGGGAGCATCGGGATTACAAACGCAGGTTAGATACTCTCCAACGTTTGAAGCGACTGGTATGACTTTTACGGGTAGTGGTACAACTTATCCTACATATAACTCTTACTATGTTAAAGCAGGTTTGTTAGTTAGTTTCGTAATAGAGATTGATTTTACTACCGTTACTAATTTTGGTACAGGACAATATAAAGTAGCGTTACCATTTCTACCAAGTTTTGGTTATAACCATTTCAGTGGTTGGATTTGGGCTGACCCTGATATTCCACCAGATTCTGGAACTGGTCATACAATACTTAATGCAGATACAAGTGGTGTAACTACAGTTTTAGATTTACATTATTTAAAACAATCAGGGGGGGCTAATTCGCCAATCAGAGAGGGGCTGTGGATACAAGGTACACCGGTTACATTAACTACAATTAGTAAGGCATATATTAATGGTACATATATTGCACAATCATAAAATAAAAAATAACTAATAATAAAAAAATAAAATATGGCAAATATTCCAACAGACGAAAAGGTCTTTATGGTGGACAGAAGAACTAACACAACATACGGTGGTAGTGCAGCATTACAGGCAATGCAAGAATGGTATACAATGCAAGATGTTATTGATACTGTAGATGCTAACTTACCAAGTAGTGGAATTACTGGTAGTGGTACATTAAATTATGTTCCTAAATTTACTGATACTGAAGAAGTAGGTGATAGTCAAATATTTGATGATGGAACAAACGTAGGTATTGGTACAGACACGCCACTTACTAAACTTCAGGTTGATGGTAGTTTTCATGCTAATCAATTAAATGGTTCTGGAACAGGTACTTCTTTAAGCACTACTGCAACGGAGATTAACCTGACGAATATAGATACTACATCTGGAATTGATGTAAGTATAAGATTATCTCAAGCTTCAACCGGTTATTTTGGTACTGGTATAAATGGTGATTTTTCGGGTGTTAAGACAGAAATTACAGAAGGAACTACTTTTGTATCTGGAACCACAGGTTCTGCGTTTGGAATTGAAAATAGTTCTGTTTCATTATATTCGCGAGGATTAATACAAACCAGCGAGGTTCCGGCTAATCAAGGCACACCGGCGGCTTGGATGAAAATATATGACTTCCAGACTTCGTCTTATTATTTTATCCCTGTCTATAATTAATATATATTAGTTTATAACCGACACATTTAATATAAAAAATAAAATTATGGATATGAAAGGAATAGGGCCTCAAGGATTAGGAATGAATAAAAACAACGGTTACACTATTGGAGAGAGCCCAATGAAGCAAACCGTTAAAGATGCATGTTACAAAAAAGTAAAAGCAACTTATGATGTATTTCCCTCCGCTTATGCAAGTGGTGCTATTGCTAAATGCAGAAAGAATAAAGGTAAATAATATGGCTATCCGTAAAACTGAAAAAGGAGCATCATTAAAAAGATGGTTCCAAGAAAAGTGGACCGACGAAAAAGGTAATCCATGTGGTTCAACAAAAAACAAAGGAGTTAAAGCATGCAGACCATCAGTTAGGGTAAATAAAGATTCACCAAAACCTTGGGGTCAAATGACAGCTGCGGAAAAAACAAAAGTTGTATCAGCCAAAAAGAAAGTAGGTATGGGTGCAAGAAGATCTAGCAAAAGTAATGTATCATAAAATAAATAAATAATGAGACCAAACATATTAAATCGTTTCGCTGAAACTAATGATGCCTTAAAGCATAAGTGTTCTTGTGATAGTTCTCCATTAAAGAAAACAGCAGCTTGGACACGTAAAGAAGGTAAAGATCCTAAAGGAGGATTGAATGCTAAAGGTGTTGCAAGTTATAGAAGAGAAAATCCAGGTTCTAAATTACAAACAGCTGTAACTAAAAAACCTTCGGAATTAAAACCAGGTAGTAAAGATGCAAAGCGTAGAAAATCGTTTTGTGCTAGAATGTCGGGTATGCCAGGTGCATTAAAAAAACCGAATGGGGAACCAACTAGAAAGAAACTTGCTTTAGACAAGTGGAATTGTTAAACAAATAAATTTAAAGACATGTCAATAATAACATCTTTTCCATCAGCATTACCAGAATTAAACGATTTGCTGTTAGGTACAAAAATAAAAGAAGAAGGTAATATTACTAGAAATTTTAGAATAGGTGAAGTATTAGCTCTAATGGGAGATACTGGTTTAACGCCTGCTTCTGTGAATTATGGTTTGTTTTCACAAACAGAAGACTCACAAGATATTACAAATACTACAACAGAAAGAACCTTATCTAGAAATGGAGTAGGTAGCCAAATAATAGCCGCAGATACACTTATAGTAGGTGATTCTTTTAATATTAAAGCAATGGGTAACATTAGTTGTTTAGCTGCTACAGTATTAACAATAAGAGTTGCTACATCTGATGGTATTATTTTAGGAACTACAGGACCAATAACTATGGCAGCAGCAACGGGTAAAACTTGGTCATTTAATGCTAACATGACTATTCGTGAAATAGGAGCTGCAGGAACTGCTGATATTATAACTGGTGGTGAATTTGTTTATATTAAGAATAGTAATGCTAATGCTGAAACATTACCTTTCTTGACTAACAATACAACAACTTTTGATACAACTATACCAAACAATATTATTGTTACAGCTAAATGGACTACAGCTAGTACATCCAACTCAATTTATTCTAATATATACAATTTCACAAAAACATACTAATGAGCAGGGGTGAAAAAATAGATATACTATTAAATAAATGGGTTAGTAGAAAATTAACTGTATTTGCAATAGCTTCAGTGGGTTTATTCTCTGGGGATCTTACATCTACTGATTGGGTGATTGTTGCAACATCTTATATAACTATAGAAGGTGTTACAAATATTGTTGAACGTTTAATGAAAAGTAAAAATGTCGCATAACGATTTAAAATTATATTTTTTTAATAGTATTAGTATGCTGTTAAGTTTTTCAAATATAGAAAGTTTTTTAAAGATAATTTTATTAATTGCTTCGATATTTTATACTTTATTAAAAACAGTAGAAACATTAAGAAAAAAAGAAGATGACAACAAAGGAGACAATAGCTAAATATGGTAAACCAAATGTAATCGGTGACGGTTATCTAGTAACTATATTATTGCCTTATCCGATGCGTTTAGCTTGGGACACGGAAAATGTTGTCAATAAAATGAGATGTCATAAATTAGTAGCCGGAAGATTCTTAGCTGTATTTAATGAAATACTAAGAGTATACGGTTATGATAAGATTAAAGAATTGGGTATTGATTTATTCGGTGGTTGTTTCAACTTTAGAAAGATGAGAAGGGGCAATGATTGGTCAATGCATTCATGGGCAATAGCAATTGATTTAGATCCAGCTAGAAACCAATTGAAAGAAACAAGTAAAACTGCAAGGTTTGCAAGACCAGAGTATAAAGCAATGATTGATATTTTTTACAAACACGGGTTTATATCTTTAGGTAGAGAAAAGAATTATGATTGGATGCATTTTGAAATAAAAGAATAATATGAAAAACCTGATATTGATATTAGCATCGACATTACTTATAGCGTGTGGTGCCAGAAAAGTAAATAAAGAAGATAAAACAGAAGATAAAACAACTGTTGAAGTTGTTACGCAAAAAGATTCTGTTAATGAAGTAGTAAATACCGAAATTAAATACAATGTTGAAACACAAGAGATAGAGGTAACTCCGATAGATTCAACTAAAGAATTTGTTGTTGAAAACAAAAAGTATTTTAATGCTCGTATTAAGATCAAAAATAAAAAAGATAACACTATATATTCAAAAGATAATAAAGTGTCTAAAACAAGTTTAAAACGAGCTAAAACGGTTACAAAAGAAACAAAAAAAGAAAAAATTAAAACAGTAGATAAAAAAGAAGCAAAAACACTTACATTTTATTTATCCCTTTGGATTATGTTGTTAATATTGATTGTGTGGTTATATAAAAAATTTAAAAGTAAACTGGTATAACCTAAAAAATCAAATTACACGTAATAATACAACTATAAACTTAAATTAAATATAATCAAATCATGAATGAAGCAATCGTAAAAAATCTTAACTTTGGGGAAGACGCAAAGAATAAGATATTTGAAGGTATTACTAAATTAACTAGAGCCGTAAGTTCAACACTTGGCGCTAGTGGTAAATGTGTAATACTGGAAGATGGAGCAGGTAGACCTGTGATAACAAAAGATGGTGTAACAGTAGCCGATAGTATTATACTATTAGATCCAGTTGAAAATATGGGTGCAACGTTACTTAAGGAAGCAGCAAGAAAAACAGTTAAAGAAGCTGGAGATGGTACAACAACTGCAACAGTATTAACACATTCTATTTTGCACAATGCTTATAAAGCGCCAAAAACAGTTAGTAGTAGAGAATTAAAAGAAGGTATTGAGAACGCTACAGAAAAAGTAATTAAATATTTAGAAAGTATTGCAATACCGGTATCTGGAGATATGATTGATAATGTAGCTACTATATCTGTTAATAACGATCCTGAATTAGGTAAAGTTATTGCAGATGCTTTTAGAGCTGCCGGAGACAATGGTATCGTGATGATGGAAATGTCAGATCTTAATGCTACAGAAATAGAAGTTATTGATGGTATTCAATATGATAAAGGATTAGTTAATTCACACTTTGTAACTAATGTTTCAAAGAAAGCAGCAGAGTTAGATAATGCTTTAGTTCTTATCGTTGAATCACCGGTTGAAAATATTAGACAGATACAAGGCGTTTTAGAACACTGTATGAAAATAAAAAAACCATTACTTATTATTGCAGATATGGAACCACAAGTTCTTTCAGTAATTGCAATGAACAAAGTTAAAGGTAATTTAAAAGCAAACGTTATTAACGCACCAACATACGGTGTTAATAAAAAAGATACATTAGATGATTTAGCATTATTAACAGGTGCTACAATTATTAATGAAGATCTTGGAGATGATATGGATCTTATAACTCCAGAACATTTAGGATCTTGTATTAAATCTGTAACAACTGATGCAGAAACAATTATTCAAGTTGGAGAATATTCACAAGAAGTAATTGATCTTATTGATACAGTAAAAAAACAATTAGAAGTTGCTAAGAATCCAGCCGAAGTAATTCGATTAGAAAGGAGATTAGCAAGATTATCAGGTAAAGTAGCTGTTGTAAAAGTAGGCGCTGGATCTGATATAGAATTAAAAGAAAAAGCAGATAGAGTTGAAGATGCAATCTGCGCAACAAAAGCTGCTATTAAAGAAGGTATTGTACCAGGTGGTGGAATTGCTTTATTAAATGCTGCAATGTATGTTAGCGGATTAACGGAAGGTGAATGTATATTGCTAGATGCAATCAAAGCTCCTTATCATACGATATTATCAAACGCTGGAATTGAAATACCAATACCACAAGAAGAAGGGTTAGGATTAAATGTTATAACTGGTGAAACAGTTAATATGATTAAAGCCGGTATTATTGATCCATTACTTGTAACAAAGTCTGCATTAAAGAATGCTTCTTCAGTTGCTACAACTATTTTATCAACCGATTGTGTAATCAATAATCTTAGAATTAATGAAGGCAATAGGTAATAATATAGTTATTTTACCAAAGAAGGTAGAAGCTACAAAGAAGACAAAAGACGGTCTTATTTTAAAAGAAAAAGACAGTGAAGATATTAGATATAAAGAAGCAATAATAGTATCAATCAGTGAAGATATAACAGCTATTAAAGAAGGAGACGAGATCTACTACGATAAACACGCTGGTCACATGATTGAATTTGAAGGCAATAAATATACAGTTATAAAATTACAAGATATAGTTGTTGTATTATGAAACGGTTAGAGGTTAGCGATCTACGTGAATCTGGTTTATTAAAACATTACAGGATAATTAGAAGATGGGCTTGCAGAAATAACGGTCTTGCTGATGCGGATTTAGAATTATTAATATACTTTGATTGTTTAGATTTCTTTACTAGACATGATTATGAAATAGGTACTTATACATATAGTTGGGATAAGATGCGCTGGGACAGGTTGTTAAAAGAAGGGTGGATAGTGGTTTGGAGAAAACGAAACCATACAACTCAAAAATACAATATATATAAAGTCTCTTTCAAGTGCAAACAACTAATAAGTAGGATGTACCGTATTATGATTGGAGATGAAGATATACCAACAAGCGAAAGAAGAAATATTATAATGAGAGGTAAAACATATACAGACACTGTTTTACAATCAGCAATACAAAACGTTAATAAAGACAAAACACGATGAAAAATTATTTGCAAGACATACAACCTAAATTAACGGTTGATAATTATACAAATGCATCACAGACTTTAAATCCAAAGATGGATGCAAATACAGATTTAATGGCTCCACCAAGACCAATGAATCCTAATATCAAACCAACCGGAGCACCTGTACCATTTAGTCCGCAAAATGCATCTACAATTAATGGTGTATTTGGAACAGGTATGGAAAATTCATTTGACAGAACAATGTCAAGTATGGATCCAGCTCAAGAACCACAAATGTAATTACTAAACAACAAAGATATGATGAAAAATAAAATAACAGATCCACATTTAATGGAGCTAGAGAGACCTAAGGTTTCTGGTTTAAATCACTTATGGGATGGGCCATTAGATACAGATGGTTATCCAAAAGGTAAAGGATCTAGCAGTGGAAAAAATGGCATTAAATTAAAAATGGATTGTGGTGATAAATTACCAGGAATCATGCCAATTACGCAACGAGCAAAAAATAGATAAACAAAAATTAATATATTAACAAATAACAAATAAAAAAAACAAAAATGGCAAAATTTATCCAAGTCCCAACTACAGTAGCTGGTTCACCTTTTATCTTGTTTAACACAGATAATATTACAGGAGTATCTTATTTAACAGCGACAACTTTCGCTATATACGGAGCCCCAAAAGTATTTACATTTACAACTAGTGCGGCCGGTGCAGCTGGTACAGTAACAGCAATTAATAATGCAATCCTAAATCCAAGCGGACCTACCGTGGTTCCAGTTACAATGCCTGAGGGTGTAACTATTGCTGCTCTACCTGTAGTATCATAATAAAAACAATAATTTAAAGGCAACCATGAAGTAATTTGTGGTTGCTTTATTAAATATACAAGATATATGGCGTTTAAACTAAGAAGTCCGTATGAAATTGACAATACCCCAATATATCAACAAGATATGGGAGATGACATTTTGGGTATGGCTACTAATACTGGAAGTATACTTGTAAATAAAAATGTTTCACCTGCTACATTAAAAAAGAATAAAACTATATCACACGAAAAAGTTCATTTAGATCAAATGAAAAGAGGTGATTTAGATTACAATGATTCCTATGTGTTCTGGAAAGGTAAAAGGTACCCAAGAGCAACAATGAAAGAAGGCAGCAAGAAATTACCTTGGGAACAAGAAGCTTATGCAAAACAATAAAAAGTAAATATTATACGTAATATATATATTAATACTAATCTAATTAAATATATACACTATGAGAAATTTATTTATTATTACAGCATTGGCATTATCTTTATTTTCTAACGCTCAAAAAATGAGTAAAGAATTCCTTGAAGGAAAATGGAGATCAGAAACTGTTGAAATTACATTTGCAGGAACTAACAAAAAAGATTTTAAAATAGAATCATTTTCTACTTTAACTGGATATGATTTTGAAGTATTATCTTATCAATTTAATAAAAATAATTTTTATTTAAAAACATTATACAATCCAAATGACTGGACGGCTTTAGCTAAATTTGTTATTATAGATGAAAACACTATGGTTGCTGATTATGTTTGTAATGCCCCAGATACAGTTATATATAAAAGAGTATTAAACAATTAAACAACTAAAAAAAACCAAAATGGCATACAAACAAACACCTGGAAGAGGTAACGGAATGAAAACAGGAGGAGGTATTCCACCTACATTAATGAGCGGTTCAGCAATGTATCAGAAAAAAGATATTGAACTTACTGTTGAATATGACAAAGGCAAAGAAAAAATGGCTGCCGCTAGGTCAAATCCAGAAACAAAAGCAGGTTTTGAGAAACAACAAGGAATTAAAATTGATGCACCTACTGGTAAAGCTACGGCAAATTTACCTATGCATACGGTAGAAAAAGCCGGATCTTTCCTTAGAGAATATGACTCTAAAAGAAATGTAGTTAAAGAAGTGCCATGGAACAGCATGAGTGAAAAAGGCGGTAAAGCTGCAGAAGAATTAACTAGAGCAGTCGCAATTAGAAATGCAGATGTTACTAGTAGACAAAATAGAAACGCAGATCTTTATAACGCAACTGGAGGAGGAACGGCACCTGATAAACTTAGTGAAAAACAAAAAGAATCATTAGTTAAGCTTGGAAAAGCAAAGGAGGTTCCAGCACAACAAAAAAAATCCCCTGCTAAAATGAAAGTAAGTAAAAAAACAGCTTATGACATTAAAGAAGCTAGTAATCAAAAATTAAAACCGGGAGCTAGAAAACATTATGCTGAGAATGCTCAAGCAGCAATGAAGAATAAAAAATCTCCAGCTAAACAAATGAGCAAATTAAAAAAGAAATGCTAAATGAAAAATATATCTACAAAAGGTTATAAAAGAAATAGTCCTGATAAAAACAGAGAGTATAACATTATACCAAGTGGAGATATAACAATGGAAGATGTAGATTTTCCAGTATTAGGCATAGATAATAAAGGCAATAAAAAAGTAATGCAACCAGGAAGCAATTATAAGTTTCCTGGTAGTGTTGTTTTAGAAGTGCCTTTAAAAAAACAAAGCTTATATAATAAAATTTTTAATAAAGAATAACATGACTACAGAAGAAATTGCAGGTAAATTAGCGTTCTTTCACGAGCAGATTCATTTAATACATTGGCAAACAAGAAGTTTTGCTGAACATAAAGCAACAGGACCATTCTATGAATTCCTACAAGAATTTAAAGATGATGTGGTTGAAAAATTAATGGGTTATACTGGTAAAAGAATACAATCATTAAAAATAGATGCAATTGATCCAAAAGCTGATTGTATGAATATTGCTGATCAAGTAATGAAGTTTTCTAAAGATTTAGAATCTTATGGAGATACTGCAAAATTTGGCGATATATCTAATCTAGCACAGTCATTATCCGGTGAAACGGCAAAATTAAAATACTTATTAACATTATCATAAGTAGATAGCAGGTGGGAGGTAAGGTATCTCACGGGTCTCATAAGCCCGCTTAAACTGGTTCGACTCCAGTACGTTGCTACTAAGATTAACAATTAAATTAAATATAAATGGAAGTAGTAAAACAGATTAAAAAAGAACAATTAGATAAAATTGTAGGACAACAAGCTGACTTGGGTAAGTTATTAACTAACTTAGGTGTATTAGAAACTCAAAAGCATTCATTATTGCATAAAGTTGCAGATCTTAATAAAGAGATTGAAGATTTTAAAGAAGTATTAGAAGCTGAATATGGTGCTATAAATATCAACTTAGAAGATGGTAGTTATACCGATATAGAAAAAAATACAGATAATGAATAATGTTATTAGAAAAATAAGCATTGGTGCTGATTATAAAAATGACGCAATGCATTATTCAGTAAATCAAGAAGTATATGGAGGACATAAAATTTCACATATATTATTTGATGAAGTAGATAATTCTTATAACATTTTCATAAAGAAGAGTGATGAGGTTATGCCTTGGAAGAAATTTAATAGCAATATGGCTATTTCAGTTGAATATGATTTAGAATACTAATGAGAAGTATGTTTAGCTTTATTGTTAAACCTGTTGGTAATAGGTATGACAATACAGTTAAAGTTGGTGATAAAGATTTAATTATTAATACATCAGTTGAATCTTTTAAAGCTGTTAACAATATGACTGAAGTTTTAGCGGTACCATTATTTGGAACAACGGATATTAAAGTTGGTGACAAAGTAATAATACATCATAATGTTTTTAGAAGATTTTATGATATTAGAGGTAAAGTAAAAAACAGTAGATCGTACTTTAACGAAGACAAATATTTTGTAGACATTGATCAAATATATTTATATGGTGATACAGGCAATTGGAAAGCTTTTGGTGATCGTTGCTTTGTACAACCTATAAAAAATAATAACAGTTTTAGCTTAGAAAAAGAGCAAAGACTTATTGGAATACTAAAATATGGTAATAGCTCCTTAAATGAAGCAAAAATAGCACCAGGTGACTTAGTAGGATATAAACCATACGGGGAATTTGAGTTTATTATAGAAGGTAAACGATTATACTGTATGAAATCAAATGATATTGTAATTAAATATGAATATAGAGGAGACGAAGCAGAATATAATCCAAGCTGGGCACAAAGCGGTATTGGAACTGATTAAGGTTGCTGAAGAAGCTATCTTAGATAATGGGGAAGATGATTTGGCTGCTGATAAATTAAAGAATGCGGCCGCTACAAAAAAGTTAGCTATCTTCGACGCTTTTGAAATACTTAATCGTATTGAAGAAGAAAGACAAAAATTAGAAGTACAAGAATCAAGCGAAAAAGCAGCAAAGGTTTGGAAAGGTTTCGCGGAAGGGAGATCTAAATAATGTACGAGCAAAATTTAATAACCATTTTAGATAACCATATTAAGCCTTCAATTATAAGTAGACTTAATAAAGGTAAGAAATGGGAATACGGATATAATAAAGATCATGATGTAGTTGTTATAAGCAAGACTGGTAAGATTGGAGAAATTGTAGAAATACAAAATTTAAAGATTGCATTGCCTTATATTGAAAATGCTTACAAAAGATCTACTAAAAAAGAAGAACAATATTGGGAACAAGCTAAATACCCAAAAGAGCTTGAGCGTATCAAAAGTGTATTTGACTGGAATAAATACCCAGATAAATTCAAAGAAAATTGGTATGACTTTATTGATATGGAATTCAAATATAGAGAAGAAGGTTTTTCTTTTTATAACAATGGTGTACCAACTTATATAACAGGTACACATTATATGTATTTACAATGGAGCAAGATTGATGTCGGAGCTCCTGATTTCCGTGAATCAAATAGAATATTCTTCATATTCTGGGAAGCCTGTAAAGCAGATAATAGATGTTATGGTATGTGCTATTTAAAGAATAGACGTTCAGGATTTTCATTTATGTCATCTGCAGAATTAGTTAACCAAGCTACATTAAGTTCCGATACAAGATATGGAATACTATCTAAGTCAGGAGCCGATGCAAAGAAAATGTTTACAGATAAGGTTGTACCTATATCAATAAACTATCCTTTTTTCTTTAAACCAATTCAAGATGGTATGGACCGTCCAAAAACTGAATTAGCTTATAGAATACCCGCATCAAAATTAACAAGAAGAAAATTAGACGCTCAAGAACAATTAGAAGAACTTGAAGGATTAGATACTACGATTGACTGGAAGAATACCGGAGACAATAGCTACGACGGTGAAAAGTTAAGATTATTAGTTCATGATGAAAGCGGTAAATGGGAAAAACCGGATAACATTCTAAATAACTGGCGAGTTACAAAAACGTGTGTTAGATTAGGTAGTAAGATCGTAGGTAAATGTATGATGGGGTCTACTTCTAACGCATTAGATAAAGGCGGGGAAAACTTTAAGAAATTATATTATAGTTCAGATGTAACTAAGCGTAACCGTAATGGTCAAACTAGTTCTGGATTATATTCTTTATTTATACCAATGGAATGGAACTTTGAAGGTTTTATAGACAGATATGGGATGCCTGTTTTTGTAACACCGGAACAGCCGGTTAGAGGAGCAGATGATATGTGGATTGATTATGGGGTTATTGAGCATTGGCAAAATGAAGTTGATGGTTTAAAATCAGATCAAGATGCTTTAAACGAATACTATAGACAATTCCCAAGAACGGAACAACATGCGTTTAGAGATGAAGCAAAACAATCTTTATTCAATCTTTCAAAAATATACGAGCAAATAGATTACAATGATGATATAAGAAATTCAAATGTTTTAACACAAGGAAATTTTCAATGGGAGAATGGTATACAAGATACTAAGGTTATATTTGTACCAAATAAAGACGGAAGATTTTTAATTTCTTGGATTCCTCCGCTAAATCTCCAAAATCGTGTGATTATAAAGAATGGAGTTAAATACCCTGGTAACGAACATTGTGGTGCATTTGGCTGTGATAGTTACGATATATCAGGAACTGTTGATGAAAGCAGAGGATCAAAAGGAGCATTACATGGATTAACAAAATTCACAATGGAAGATGTACCTACAAGTCTTTTCTTTTTGGAATATATAGCCAGACCACAAACAGCTGAAATATTCTTTGAAGATGTTTTAATGGCTTTAGTATTCTATGGAATGCCAATATTAGCAGAGAATAACAAACCTAGATTGCTTTACTATTTAAAACGAAGAGGTTACAGAGGTTATTCAATGAATAGACCGGATAAAGTATATAATAATTTATCACCAGCAGAAAAAGAAATTGGTGGTATACCTTCAGCTTCGCAAGATATGTTACAAGCACATGCTGCAGCAATTGAATCTTACATTGACAAACATGTTGGCTTGTTAGAAGGAGGTTATGGTAATATGTATTTTCAAAAGACTTTAAATGATTGGTCTAGGTTTAATATAAATAATAGAACTAAGCATGATGCTACTATCAGTTCTGGTTTAGCTATAATGGCTTGCAACAAAAACGCTTACACGCCTGTATTCCGTGCTCAAAAAGATACGGTATCATTAGGTTTCAAAAAATATAATAACGAAGGTTTTAGTTCAAAAATAATATAATAGATGGTTTATACTAATAATAATAGTTCTTTTCCTAGTCAGGTAGTACCAGATTCAGAGAAACAAAGCTACGAATATGGAGCGTTGGTCGGTAGAGCTATTGAAAACGAATGGTTTAGAGGTGATAGAGTTGGAGGAGCCGGAAACAGGTGGGGATCCAACTGGCAAAACTTTCACAGATTAAGATTATATGCTAGAGGTGAACAACCAGTTCAAAAATATAAAGATGAATTATCAATCAATGGTGATTTATCTTATTTGAATTTAGATTGGAAACCTGTTCCTGTAGTACCTAAGTTTGTTGATATTGTTGTTAACGGTATATCTAGTAAAAACTACGATATTAAAGCATACGCACAAGATCCTGATTCAATTAAAAAAAGAACTGGATTTGCGGCTAACATATTAAAAGACATGCTTACTAAACCTTTATTAGATAAAATACAAGGCACATTAGGAGCTAATATGTACAGTAGTCCTGACCCAGATAATTTACCTGAAGATAAGGAAGAGTTAGAAATTAGAATGCAATTAAGCTATAAGCAAGAGATTGAAATAGCTGAAGAAGAAGTAATAAATCAAATATTAGATAATAATAAATATCCGTTAATAAACAAAAGATTAAATTACGATTTAGTTGTTTTGGGTATTGCGGCAACAAAAACAAATTGGAATAAAGCAGAAGGAGTAACAATAGATTACGTTGATCCTGCTAACCTTGTTTATTCTTACACAGAAGATCCAAACTTTGAAGATATATATTATGTTGGTGAAGTTAGATCTGTTACATTAGAAGAGGTTAAAATGCAATTTCCGCATTTAACAAAAGCTGATTTAGAAGAAATTGAAAAATATCCTGGTGACGTAAATTATACACGTAACTATTATGGGCAAGATTATGATACTTCTAATGTACAAGTATTATATTTTGAATATAAAACATTTTCTAATCAAGTATTCAAGATTAAACAAACAGATGTTGGTTTAGAAAAAGCATTAGAAAAAACTGATGACTTTAATCCACCAGAAAATGATTCATTTAGCAAAGTATCAAGAAGTATAGAAGTTCTATATTCTGGAGCAAAAATATTAGGTCACGAAAAAATGTTAGAATGGAAACTTGCAGAAAATATGACAAGACCATTTGCTGATACAACCAGAGTTCAAATGAATTATGCTATTTGTGCACCAAGAATGTACAAAGGTAGAATTGAATCATTAGTAAGTCGTATAACAGGATTTGCAGATATGATCCAGTTAACGCATTTAAAAATACAACAAGTATTATCTAGATTAGTTCCTGATGGTGTATTTGTCGATGTTGACGGATTAGCTGAGGTCGATTTAGGTAATGGTACAAAATATAATGCAGCAGAAGCATTAAATATGTATTTCCAAACAGGTAGTATAGTTGGTAGATCCATGACACAAGATGGTGATATGAATAGAGCTAAAGTGCCGATTCAGGAATTACAAACTTCATCAGGTAGTGGTAAGATACAGTCATTGATACAAACATATCAATATTACTTACAAATGATACGTGATGTAACCGGATTGAATGAAGCTAGAGATGCCAGCACGCCAGACAGAGATGCTTTAGTTGGTTTACAAAAAATGGCAGCAGCAAATTCAAATACCGCAACAAGACACATATTACAATCTAGTTTATATTTAACTTTACGGGTATGTGAAAACATTTCAAGAAGAGTTGCTGATTCATTAAACTTTCCATTAACGGCAAGTTCATTAATGCAGAGTATATCGGTTTCATCGGTTGAAACATTAAAAGAATTACAAAACTTAAACTTGCATGATTTTGGTATATTCTTAGAATTAGAACCTGATGATGAAGAACAAGCACAACTAGAACAAAATATACAAGTTGCTTTACAAACAGGTGGAATTGATCTTGAAGATGCTATTGACTTAAGACAAATTAAAAATATTAAGTTAGCTAATCAATCTCTTAAATATAAAAGAAAAAAGAAATTAGATAGAGATCAAGCAAATCAACGAGCTAATATTCAAGCTCAAGCACAGGCAAATGCTCAATTAGCACAGGAAACAGCAATGGCTGAAGTACAAAAGCAACAAGCGATTACAGAACAAAAGATCCAATTAGAACAATCTAAGTTACAATTTGAGATTCAAAAGATGCAACAAGAAGCATTGATAAAGAAACAATTGATGGCAGAAGAATTTAACTATCAATTACAATTAGCAGAAATGCAAGTTGCTCAAGCTCAAGAGAAACTTAATAAAATGGAGGATCGTAAAGATCAAAGAACAAAGTTACAAGCCACACAACAATCTGAATTGATTGAACAAAGACAAAACAATACATTGCCAAAAGATTTTGAATCAGCAGGATTTGATAATCTAGGTGGATTTGGTTTGGAACAGTTCTCTCCTAAATAGAACAACACAATTAATTATATAATATTTTATCATGGCAGAACAAATTAAACAAGAAGGGGACTTTAAAATTAAAAAAGCTAAAGTACCTACCATTAAACATGTATCAGCTCAGTCTGTTGCAAAAGTAGATTTAACAACTAAACCAGTAGACGATGCCGTTCAAGAGCAAACAACAGATGAAAGCGTGTTACAGCCAGAACAGTCCCAAGTGGGATTGCAAGAAGTGGTCGAAGGAAACACCCAACAAGAAGTCATTACCAATCAAGGTGAAGAGCAAGAAGTAGTAGTAGTCAATATTGAAACTAATACTGAAGAAGCTAAAGAACTTGAAGCAGAAGCAGATAAAGCAATTAATGATTTAAAAGTATCAGGTAAACCATTACCAGAGAACATTGAAAAATTAATTACTTTTATGGAAGAAACAGGCGGAGATATTAATGATTATACCCGTTTAAATACGGATTATTCAAAATTAGATCCTGAAGTTTTATTAAAAGAATATTACAAAAGAACAAAACCGCATTTAGATTTAGATGAGATTGACTTTCACATGGAAGAAACATTCTCGTATGATGAAGAAGAAGATGATGAGCGAGAAATTAAAAAGAAACGTATCGCTTTCAAAGAAGAGGTTGGTAAAGCCAAAAGCTTTCTAGAGGATCTTAAAAGTAAATATTATGACGAAATTAAATTAAAGTCTAATGTAAATCCAGATCAACAAAAAGCAATTGATTTTTTCAATCGATATAAAGAGGATCAACAATCAGTTGAGCAAATGCACTCAGCATTTAAAGATAATACTAAAAAGTTTTTTACACAGGATTTCAAAGGTTTTGATTTCAACGCTGGTGGAAAAACATTTAGGTTTAATCTACAGAATACTGAAGCTATTGCCGATAAACAATCAAACATTACAAACCTACTTAAGAAGTTCTTAAACGATAAAGGCGAAGTAACAGATATGACTGGTTATCATAAAGCAATGTATGCTGCTGAGAACACTGATAGCATCGCAAACCATTTTTACGAACAAGGTAAAGCTGACGCAATTAAAGAAATGTTAGCTAAATCAAATAATATTTCCACAGAACCTAGACAAACGTCTGCTGGAGAAATTAATGTAGGGGGGTTTAAAGTAAAAGCTATTAATGGTGTTGACTCCACAAAATTAAGAATAAAAAGCAAATTTTAAACTAAACAAACACAATTATGGCAGTAGTAACTCCGAATTTCGGTACAATCAAGCCGTCTCAAAAGCAACAAGCTTTAGACACCAATTATTTAAACTTTACGGATCCATTAAATGCAGATTTCGTATCGTTCGCAGAACAATACTTACCAGAAGTTTATGAAGCTGAGGTAGAACGTTATGGAAACAGAACATTATCTGGTTTCTTACGTATGGTAGGGGCAGAAATGCCAATGTCATCTGACCAAGTTATCTGGTCTGAACAAAACAGATTACACATTGCATACACAGGAGTAGATGTAAACAGTGCAGCTGCAAATACATTAACTATTCCTGTTAACTTAACACCTTCAGATCCAAAAGATTTTGTACAAAACGTTATTTCAGTCAATCAAACGATTGTTATTATGAATCCTGCTACAGGATTAGAAGTAAAAGCTATCGTTACTGCTAGTAATGTTACTACAGGTGCTTTAACTGTTGCTCCTTATACTGCTGCTACTTTAGCTGCGGCTGGATTTACAGATTCAATGGACGATTTAAAAATCTTCGTTTATGGTTCTGAATACAGAAAAGGTTCATCACTTGGCGATAACTATACTAGTATTACTCCTTCATTTACTCAGTTTAACAATTCACCAATAATTATTCGTAACAAATATGTTGTTAATGGATCTGACACTGCACAAATTGGATGGGTTAATATTACAACTGAAGATGGAGCAGACGGTTACTACTGGTATTTAAAAGCAGAATCTGAAACAAGATTACGTTTTGAAGATTATTTAGAAATGGCTGTTGTTGAGGGTGAATTAGCTGCTACAGGATCTGCCGCTGCAAACTCTACAAATTTTGCTGATGGTGAAGCTAGAAAAGGAACTCAAGGTTTATTCGCTGCTGTAGAAGATAGAGGTAATGTTTTAAACAACTTTACTGCTGCTTCTGGATTAGCTGATTTTGATTCTATCTTGAAAAACTTAGATACTCAAGGGGCAATTGAAGAAAACATGTTATTCTTAAACCGTCAATTATCTTTAGATTTTGATGATATGTTAGCATCTTTATCTTCTGGAGCTGCAGGTGGTGTTGCTTACGGTTTATTCGAAAACTCATCTGAAATGGCATTAAACTTAGGTTTCTCTGGATTCAGAAGAGGTTCTTATGACTTCTACAAAACTGACTGGAAATACTTAAACGATGCTTCTACTCGTGGAGCAATGACAGGTGTTGGTAGTTCAATCGAAGGTGTATTAATTCCTGCTGGAACTTCTACAGTTTACGATCAAATTTTAGGAACTAACATCCGTAGACCATTCTTACACGTTCGTTATAGAGCTGCACAAGCTGATGACCGTAGAATGAAATCTTGGATCACTGGATCTGTTGGAGGTGCTTACACATCTGACTTAGATGCAATGGAGGTACACTTCTTATCTGAAAGATGTTTATGTGTACAAGGTGCTAATAACTTCGTGTTATTCACTGCTTCAGCATAAGCATAAATAATTGTAAATTTTACCCTCGTTGAATCTACGGGGGTAATTTTTACTCTTTTAATAAACAATAATTAATTATATACTATTTTATCATGGCACAAGCTAAAACTGCTACTAAAGCAAAAACTATTCAACCAAGTACATACGTTGAACCAGAAAATAAATTTGAAGGAATTGAACAAATTGTTGAAGAAACTTATATTGAAGAACCAGTTGTTAAAACAAAAACGCAACATTCGGCTCCTAAATGGGAAATTAAAGATAGAACATATATTTTATCTGGACCACATTCACCATTAACTTATACTATAGCTTCAAGACACACAAATAGATTTCCTTTATTATGGTTTGACAAAGAGGCTGGTGAACAAAAGGAATTAAGATATGCTACGAACCAAAACTCTGTTTTTGTTGAAGATCAAAAAGGAGAAGCAACTTTGGGACATATCATATTTAAAAATGGTACTTTAACTGTACCTAAAGAAAAACAAAATTTACAAAAGTTATTATCTTTATATCATCCTGACTTAAACAGAAAATACAAAGAGTTTGATCCTGTTATGATGGCAACAGATGATTTAGAAGATATGGACATTCAATTAGATGCAATGAATGCAGCTAGAGAAATGGATATTGATGAAGCTGAAGCAATATTAAGAGTTGAGATTGGATCTAAAGTTTCTAAAATGACTTCTAAAGAAATTAAAAGAGACTTAATGTTATTTGCTAGAAACAATCCATACTTATTTATTGATTTAGCAAACGATGAAAATGTACAACTTAGAAATGTAGCGATTAGAGCTGTTGAAGCTGGTATTGTAGTGCTATCACAAGATCAGCGTACATTTACATGGGCATCGAACAATAGAAAGCTAATGACTGTACCGTTTGATGAAAACCCATACTCAGCTATGGCTGCTTTCTTCAAAACAGATGAAGGTATAGAAGTTTACAGGTCTATAGAGAAAAAAATAGATTAACACGTAATATTAATATATAGAGCGGTGGCTTAGCGGTTACCGCTCATATATTATAATAAAATAAGCAAAATGGCAATAAACGTAGATACAGTTTACAAAACCGTTTTATTAATACTTAATAAGGAACAGCGTGGTTACATGACTCCTGATGAGTTTAATAAAATAGCAACTCAAGTTCAACTTGAAATATTCGAGGATTATTTTGATAATCTTAATCAACAATTAAGAGTACCGGATAATGATAGCGAATATGCTGATAGGATTAAAAATTTAGATGAGCAATTAGCTGTATTTAAAACTATAGGTGATTGTACTTATATAGGTAATAGTGAATGGAATTTACCATCATCATCAGGCATGACGGTATATTCAGAACCTGTTTTCTCTACAGTAATTGGTCAACAAGACTATACGTTAACAAATTTAACTCAAGCACAAATACAAAATGGTACAGTTAAAGTTTATTTTAATGGGGTAATACAAAATCCATCAGAATATTCTACATCTGGCACTTCTTTTATATTATCAGCAATTCCTACAACGGTATTTAATATACTTATTACGGTTACTGCTAATGACTTTTACAGATTAGGTACTGTAATATATGATGATTCTATTGAAATGCAGCGAGTGCAAAGAAATAATTTATTATATATAAATAAATCACCTTTAACAAAACCGACAAAAAAATATCCACTATATATATACGAAGAGGAAAGATTATACGTATATCCAAATGACATAACAACTGGTGTTTCTGCTTCTTTTGTTAGAAAACCAAAAGATGTTATATGGAATTTTACGGCAACAGCTCCTTATTATACATACTCGTATAATCCAAATACTTCACAACAATTTGAATTAATGGTTTCTGAACAAACAAATGTTATAACAAGAATACTTTTATATTCAGGTGTTGTAATAAAAGATCCACAAATAATTCAAGTTGCTGCATCACAAATTCAAGCAGAACAAACAAATTCAAAATCTTAATAACACATGGCGTTTCCAGATGGTGGTTTAATTACCGAAACAAATAGACAATATTATGCCGGATCGCAAGGCTTTCAGGCAAAGGTAGTAGGTCAAACGGAATTTACATTTACTTTTGACACTGAATTATATTTAGGCAGTTGGAATCCAAATGAATCTGATTATGCCTTAAACAACTTTAAATTATATACTAGTGAAAATGGTATAGACTTTATAGAATACACATCAGAATACAGTTTATTAAAAAATACAATAACATTTGCAACAGCAATACCTCAATATAGTTATGTTGTTGTACAACTTAAGGCACTTGATGGTGGTGATTACGGAGACCGTGATGCTTATGGGAATACCGTAGAAGACAATTATGGAGGTTATTCTTATATTACCTTAGATGATGTCATAAATAATTTTATTGTTGCTTACGTTGGCTCTGGTAAGCTTATATCAGATGTTAAAAGAACTGATGTATTATTTCATGCTAAACGAGGTTTACAAGAATTTAGTTATGATGTATTAAAAAGTGTAAAATCACAAGAATTAACTGTACCCCATAACTTAAGTGTTATATTACCGCAAGATTACGTTAACTATGTAAAAATATCATGGATTGATAGACAAGGTATTAAGCATCCTATTTATCCCACATCGTTAACTATTGATCCATCAAGTACGCCAATACAAAGTAATAACGGACAACCAATACAAAGTAGTTATGATGAGAACATTGACGGAACATCAATAACTGAAGAAAGATGGAAAAACGCAAATAATGGTAAACTAATTAATTTACTAAACGGAGATGGCGATTTTGGAGGAGACGGTTATGGAGACGGATGGAACAATGGATATGATTATGGATATTATGGCAGAAGATATGGCTTAGATCCGCAATATGCAAACTTTAACGGTACATTTACAATAAATGATAGAGAAGGTAAAATATCGTTCTCAAGTAATTTAATTGACATGCTAATTGTACTTGAATATATATCTGATGGTTTAGCTTATGAATTAGACAGCAAGATACCTAAGATGGCAGAAGAAGCAATGTATGCACATATATTACATTCAATAATATCTACAAGATCAAATCAACCTGAGTATTTAGTACAACGCCTTAAAAAAGAAAGAAGTGCTAAATTAAGAAATGCTAAAATTAGATTATCTAATATTAAGCTAGAAGAATTTACACAGGTTATGAGAGGAAAATCAAAATGGATTAAACACTAAAATTAAATGGCAGAAGTAAAAAATAGTTTCCTAAAGTCTAAGATGAATCAAGACTTAGACGATAGACTTGTCCCTAACGGAGAATATAGATATGCAAGTAATATTTCAGTAGGTAAATCAGAAGCTGATGATATTGGTGCTTTAAAGAATGTTTTAGGTAATGAGTTACTTACTGCTACTAGCGCTATGGGTATAGAAGGAGTAGAATGTATTGGTATATTTATGGATAATCAAAATAACCGTATGTTTCAATTTTTAACAAATTATACTGATCCTAACCCAAGCCAAATAACATTAGCAGAAGATGTATCACCTGCGCCAGATCCGGAAGGATGGATTATGAAAATTGTAGTTTATAGTTTTGATGCTCCGTCTCCTTATGTAACATTAGTAGAAGGTACATTCCTAAACTTTGCAAAAAATAATGAGTTTAAAATAACTGGTGTAAATCTAATTGAAGATTTATTATTTTGGACTGATAATAGAAATCAACCAAGAAAAATAAATGTTTCAAAAGCATTAAACAATGCAAATTACTACACAAATGAAACACAAATATCTGTAGCAAAATATGCCCCTATTGATCCTATTTTACTATATAGAGAAGTAACACAAAAAGTTACGGCCGTTTCGTCAACTACGGAGTTTGAAGTTAGTTCAGCAATTGGAATAACAATAGGTATGACAGTTATTTCTGAAACTATATCAGGCAGCGAATACATAACAGTGGTTGATGTTGACTACAATAATAATATAGTATTTTTATATCAAGAACCTACAGTAGCTATTGCTGTAGATGATCAATTAACTTTCTTGGGTTCCACAATGTCCGACAAATCATCTGATGTTAATTGGCCTGGAGATCCAAATTTTCTTGAGGATAAATATGTTCGTTTTAGTTATCGTTTTAAATACGATGATAACGAGTATTCCTTAATGGCTCCATTTACACAAATAGCATATATACCTAAACAAAAAGGTTTCTTTATTGATGGTAATGAAACAGATGCTTATAGAAGTACAATTATAAACTGGTTTGAAAATAATATAAATAACGTAGAGCTTTTAATACCTTTACCAGATAGAGCAAACAATTTATCTTCTGCTTATAAAATAGTAGAGATGGATGTTTTATATAAAGAATCTGATTCTACAGCGGTTAAAGTATTGGAAACGGTGCCTATACAAAGCATTGTAGCAAAATCAGAAGATAGCAATGTATATGTACAACCATACCAATCACAAAAACCATACAAAACATTACCTGAAGATCAAACAGTAAGAGTATATGATAAAGTTCCAGTTAGAGCAAGAGCTCAAGAATCAGCTGGTAATAGAATTATATATGGTAATTATTTTGATAAATACACACCACCTTCTGTTATAAATTATAATACATCTATACTACCAAAGTCAGATGCATATTCTAGTTTTATAGAATATCCAAATCATACTTTAAAACAAAATAGAAATTATCAAGTTGGATTTATTCTAGCGGATAAATTTGGTAGACAATCTCCTGTTATATTATCATCGGTAGATATTAATACTGTTGATGTTGGTGGAGCTAATTTTGGTGGATCTACAGTATATTCTAACTATTCCACTTATAATACAGAAGTTAAGGATTGGTTTGGAAATGCTTTAGTGCTGATTGTTAATAGTCCAATAGTTTCAGATAGAAATATACCATCAGGAACTCCTGGATTATATGCAGAGCCAACAGGAGATCTAGGTTTTGCTATTACAAGTTTAACAATTAGTTCACCAACGGAATATATATTTAATTTAGATTATATTGATTTTCCAGAAGCAGATTTTATTCCAGTAGCAGGAAATTATTTGAGAGGTAAATATACAGATTATGTAGAAGTATTGTCTTCAGTACCTACTTATCAAACTCCAGGCAATCCTGCAACACCTATAGTAAATGTAACAATAACAACATCTGATGAGATAAGTAACATATATGAATATAATGATCCAGGATCAGGTTTGCCAGATACAAAGTTTGCTTATATAATAAATCCTATTGGGTGGTATTCATATAAAACTGTTGTAAGACAACAACAACAAGATTATTACAATGTTTACTTACCAGGTATGCTAAACGGTTATCCTGTAAAACAAACATTTGGTTCTCAAGTAGTTTATACTGGACCATCTGGAACGCCAGAACTAGAAAATGGTATTAACACATCTAGTTTCCCTGTAGGCGAAACAAATAAAACAGCACATATTGTTTTAATTAATGATAATATAAATAAAGTACCAAGAGATTTATCTGAAGTTGGTCCTGATCAAAAACAATATAGAAGTAGTGTACAATTATACGGTAGAGTTGAAAATACAGCTGATACAAGTATTACTATAACAGGTAACACGCCTTCTTATAATTCAAAAACAACAACAATAACTTATAGTACACTTACAAATCCAGACTTTGGTTTAGTAAAGCCAGGAGACGGTATACAATGTACTGAAGCAAATACTCCGATACCGGGTACTCCACCGACTCCAAATCCTAATCAATGGTATGCAAATACCGTTGTAGTTTCTAACGAAGTTACAGGTACAACCGGAACAATAACATTTGAACCAGCTAATACGGTTTTAACTACTTATGTAACATTTCCTATAACTAGAGCAGAGAATGTACAATATTTTCCAACTAGAAAAGCGGATACGGTTAATTCAATTGCAACAGCATCGGAATTTAATTTTTTAGATAATACTGTTAATAATGTTACCGGTACATCTGGATTAAATTTTTATCAATTACAAAACAAACCTTTAATAGGCAGAGTTTCTACTGTAGGTAGTATAGGTGTAATAGCAGAAGATATGGTTCCATATTTAAGTGTATATGAAACCGCAGCGGATGAATCATTGTTAGATTTGTTTTGGGAAACAACAACTACTGGATTAATATCAGATTTAAACGCCGATGTTAGCACGGGATATGACGGACCAATAGGATTTACACCATTAAATTATACACATTTTGAATTTCAAAATCCTGTTGGAACAGGTTTAACGGAAGGAACTGCAAATTCAAGATTTGTAACAGATTATTTTAAGCCAAAAACACCAGCTGATTTTCCTTTAGCAGATACAGTTATGAGTTTTGCTTCAGTAACAGATGGTACTGGCGCTAATAGAATAGCAGATTTTGAATTAATAAAAACACTTACAGGATTAGAAATAGGTTCATATAGAATAGCTATTAGAAATCCTTTTGTATTCAATCATGATGCTTTATCTAAAGAGTCTTATACATTTGTATTTAATGTTACAGACAATTCAAGCGGAATTTCTACTCAATTAACAGCCACAGGTAGATTATCAAATAATACACCAGAATTTTCAGAGCCGTCTTATAGTTTTAATATAACACAAGCTACTACAACAATAACTACATTGACTGGAAATAATGGTTCATTTACTAATAATGATGATGATTTACAATGGAGAATAACAAGTGGCGACACAGTCCCTTCTTCTTTTTCATTAGATCCGCAAACAGGGGTATTAACGCTAACAAATAGTACAATACCTTTAGGTATATATCCATTAACGGTTAGATTAACAGATGCTGTAGATTTTGCTAATGATCCTCCTTTAGGCACACCTTTGGTTGGTAGTACTGCAGATTTCTCTAGTAAATATACAACAAAAACTGTTACAATAAATGTTGGTAATGAGCCTGTACCTTATCTTTTAAGACAAAATTTAGCATTTGCTTCCATAACTAATACAACTTCAGCTAGTAATATAAATACACCTACCCCATATCCTTTTAAATATGGTATAGCTTATGTTGGAAATAAAGATATAACATTAGATTCAAATGGTTCAAATCCTAATTTGCCGGTAGCTCCTGATTCCTTAGGAAAATATCAAGACGCTATAAATATGGAGATTGTTAATGGAGAGGCTATAGGTATTACTTCACCTATACCAACAGGTCTTACGCAAGGGTCATTAAAATGGACAGTTAAACTTCAGGTTAATGTACCTGATAATGAATTTTCTATATCAGAATCAAATACTGATGTTATTATATATTATAGAGATCAGACTACACCAGGTAGCGCTTGGACAATTGTAAATGATGACAACAATGTAGGCTTTTCTAGCGTTTGGGAAGATGGAGTGGATGGTTTATTAGAGGGACAAAGATTAAATGGACAACCAGATCCATGCCAAATCCGTACAATAACTTTTACTACCACTAATCCTAATACAACTATTCCAGGAGAATGGGCTATTGCTTTTAGAATACATGATACTGGAACTAGTAATTCCTACGGAGTTAATACAGCTACTGTTGGTGTTGAAGATGCTAATTTTTCATATATATCACCTGATTGGGATGAGCCTATTATAAATTCTTATATTTATTATACTGGAGTTGAATATGCTTCTCAACCAGAAGGTGTTCCTTATGCAACACGTGATACAGCACAGGGTGTTACTTATTCTTCGCCAGTAAATACAATAGTAAGTTCATCAGGAACGGGTACAGTTGTTTTAACATTACAGGATATTAATGATAATTTAACACCTGGATTAGCATTTACAACCAGCAATGGGGCAACAGGCCAAATACAATTAATAAATTATTTAGGAGATCCTTTAAAAATAGTTGTTGATGTTATTTCGGGTACTATAGTAAATACAAATACAATAACATTTAATACATATAATACTTTAGACGGTGAACTTTATGCAGATACTAAAGAAGGAACAGCAGTGAAGCAATTTTATACAGATTCTTTACTAACTAATGTTTGGAATCCACCTGTGGCCAATAGATTTTATAATTTTTGGAGAGGTAGTGCTATAGATTATAATGATAATGATACAGTAACTGATTTTCCATTATTCTCTGCTAAAATAGACGCTAACGGAAAAGTAGTTGATCAAGCATATCCTGTTTATAATGTAGAAACTTATGCAAATAGTGAACTATTAGGTAGAAATGTTTATGGTTATATAGGCCCAACACCATAGAATATTTTATGGTAAACATATAAAAAAAGAAAAATAACGTGATTATAAATTATGGCAGCAATATTAGAATTAAAATATTTTAACTCATTTTGGTTAAAGAAGTTAGACAAAATCGTAGAAGTAGAAAATACAACTGGAATTTTAGATGTTGCTGCTAGTGGTACGACTATAGTTTTAACTGAAGATAATATAAATGTAGGTGTAGGGCAAACAGTTTCTTGGGCAGGAGCTGCTGAGCCTTATCCTGTTGTTTATAAAAAAACCGATGATCGTACATTTGTATTAAGTGAATCTGTTACAATACCAGATGCAACTACAATTAATTTTGGGCCAATAACAGATTTTACTTATATACCAGCAGCTTATGATATCAGTGAAGGTAAAGATTGGTATGTAGAAGAAGCTCGAATTAGAGGTGGATATAATAATACTAATGTTGATCTTGGGGTTAAAGCTTATATAGTTGAGGATAGACCACAACAGCAGCATAGACAAAACTCTTTAATATATTCAGGAGTATTTAATTCAAGAACAGGAGTTAATAAAACAAATGAATTTTCAGTTGGTGAAGATATAACAAGAAGTTTAGATCCAGCAAACGGTTCTATCCAAAAATTATATTCAGAAGATACAAACTTAATTGTATTCCAAGAATTTAAAGTTAGTCAAGCATTAATTGATAAAGACGCTATCTATTCAGCGGAAGGACAACCAGTAACAACATCTGGGGCTATGGTAATCGGTCAGGTTCAAGCTTATGCTGGTAACTATGGTATTGGTACTAACCCCGAAAGTTTTGCTGTTTATGGCTTCCGTAAGTACTTTGTTGATAGAAACAGAAATGTTGTATTAAGATTGTCACAAGATGGTATATCTGAAATATCCGAATACGGTATGGGTGATTTCTTTAGAGATAATCTTTCTGAAATTGGTAATGAAGGATTTATATTAGGTATGTGGGACATGCACAATAAAGAATACGTTTTATCAATGCAACCAACCGATGGTACATACAAAACATTGACATTTGATGAAGATGTTGCTGGTTGGACAAGTTTCTTTGATTTTAAACCAAACTGGGGAGGAAGTTTAAGAAATAATTTCTATACATTTAAAGATAGTGAAATATGGAAACATTACTCGCCATCCAATAGTAATTGGGGTAGTTTCTATAATATAACTTATGATTCAGTTGTTGAGGTTATATTTAATCCAGATGTTTCATTAGTTAAAACTTTTAAAACAATAAATTATGAAGGAAGTCCTGGTTGGGAAACTTTATCATTTTATACTGACTCTGATGTTTCAGTGCCTATATCTAAAGCACTTAATGCACCGACTCTTGCTGATTTAGAATTACAATTATTTACAAATTCATTTAAAAGGAAAGAAGATAAATATTTTGCAAATCTTGTTAATATTACACCTGCGGCAAATGGAGAAGTTGTATGGGGTAATTCAATGACGGGGGTTAAAGGAACAACAGCTACAGTTAGAATGCGATATTCAAACGAGCTTACACAGGGTAATGCAGAATTATTTGCGGTATCTTCTGATTATATAGACTCATCTTACTAAAATTAAATATAATGGATAACAAATTAGAACCACAAAAAGAATATAGAGTAGTTAGTCAAGAATATATTGATAAAGTAGAACGCTTAGAACAAACTATGCTAGCTATGGAGGGTCCTAATATTGCAAAAGGTAATACAGATTTATTTCCGTTGAAGCATTCATTTTCACAC